CTATAAATCTCAAGCTATCTGAGTACAACATACCTAATTACGTACTTGCGAGAAGCCTCTCTCGAAGAGCCCTTAAGATATTTCCAGGGTGCCTGGTTCACGATGCAGCCACCGATGGCTTTAAATCCATGAGCCATGTTGCGTGTTTCGAAGACCCACTGCCTTGGCCCGAAATTCAAAAATCCCTGATGACGGACCCCACGAAAATTTAGCTCTTTACTATAAAGATCTTCCCCGGCCGCAGCTCCCAGGCAGGAGAAATCCCTAGTAAATCCCTTAAGGTCCAACCCCACGTTCCATCGGTTCTATAATATAAAAGAAGTTCCCCGGCGCGCTCGCGGGTTTCGAGAGGTCAAGCAAAAAAATCCCCTTGTTTCCTAACGATTTACTGACCATCCAGTGCTCCTGGATCCTTGAGCTGCGGGCTCCTGGCAGGAGAAATCCCTGACCTTCGACCCCAGTGCAACGAAGCCCTATAATATAACCCTGAGCTGCGGGCCCGGGACTCTGGCTGGACAGCAGGAGAAAAAAAATAATTAAAGCTCTTGACATCCCAACAATTAGCAACTATATATATAAATAGAAATACAGAAAAAGGAGGCTTACATGTCTTTTAATTATGAATACAAACTGGAACAGCTGGAAGAATATGTCCGAACTAACATGGGCGATTTTACACGAATCAATTTAACGAATCTTTTATTGTCTTTGATTAACGGCGACGATCATGTTGAACATATTAGAGACTGGATCAACGAATATACTCAGGAGGAAAAAGCATGAGCAAGTTTTACGGAACTATCAACGAATCCGCAAGGAGAACAGTGCCGACGGCCAGAGGTCACCACAGCATCGGAACAACTGCAGCCAGTTGGAAGGGCTGTGTTAAGGTTCGCCTATGGGAGGATCACGCTACAGGAGACATTTGCTTTAGGGTTGAACAATCGCCCTGGCACGGGCACGGTGTCCGGCAGATCATTGCCGATGGTATCGTGGGCCGTGAATGCTGATTCAAGCATTTTTATTCACTTCAATTTTTTGGTTGCTTGGGGCTAGTAGGTCCCAGGCAATCACCGTTTTCATATTGTTTTGTCTATTCTGGTTAGGTAACGAAGCAGCCGACGCTGTAAAGACCATCGAAATCCCTGACCTTCGACCCCAGCCTTTAAACATCTATTAATATAAAAGATCTTCCCCGGCCGCGATCCTGGAGTTGGGTAAATCCTGACTTAAATCCCTGACCTTCGACCCCCTTTGTTTGTTTGCCTATAATATAAGATCTTTCCCGGCGCGAGCGGGTAGTTGCAGAATTTTCCTTTTACCATGGTTCGTCATTACAAAATCCTGTGTAAATCCCTGACCTTCGACCCCAACGTTTGCCTCGCCTATAATATAAAGAAAGTTCCCGCTCGCGCCGTGAAAAAAAAATTCAAAGTGGCAGATGTTCCTATTATATAAGAAAGCATGAAAAAAAAATTTGAGGCTAACGCCAACCATTGTTTTAGACTGTGGATAAGTTTCTAAAAAAAATAAAAAAAAATGTTTTTAGGTGTTGCTATTTGTTGGGATATGTGCAGAATGGAGTTATCTTAATAGAAAGATAGAAAGGTTGCTAAAATGCAATATATACAAAAAGTAGATAGATATAAGATTGATGACTTCGCAAGGTTATCAATTCTAAAATCTATCTTTGTCAAAGAATGGCAAAATAATTGTAGGAAAGAACTACAATTTATGAGTGGGAAATATCAAGGTTTCCTACTAGGTGAGGATTTCCAATTCTCACATAAAACACGTAAGGGTGGTCTATCACAATCAAAGATGACTACTTTTATAAAAGAAAAGTTTGGTTTCTCTGATGACCAAATGCAAGATATGTTTGGGTCTGAAACAGTCGTAGACGTGTTCAGTCCTAAGCCTTTAACGTCTACTATTTCTTCATATAAGAAATGTAAGGATAGTATTCTACACTCTAACGTTATGAATTTAATTCCTAACTATCAAGATAAGGTGGTCTTATAATGCCTAATGATTTATTAAGACTTCTTAACCTACCTACTCAAAACACTAATACAGAAATGGAAAATCAAAATGATAACACTAGTGTTAATTGGCAAGGTGATCTTTTGGGTTGGGTTTATTCTAATACTTTGGAGAGTATTCTCTTAACTTGGTTAACTAATAACACTATGTCAAAACAAGACTTGGCTAGGACTTTGGTATCAGTTATCAGCAATAAGCCTAATGGACAAGGAACAGATGCAACAAGCGAAGTTCTTGAACGCCTCACAAGACTAATAAACCAGCAGTAAAAAAGCTGACACCTCGACCCCCCATCTCTTTGAGATGGGGGGTTTTTTTATGTCTGGCGTTCATGGATCATGTTCAGATCCCCCAAAATCTAGTACCCCGCCACTCTTACCCCTACTATATCTAGTAGTCCCAAACCAAACCGAAACTCGAAACACTTTTTTTCTGACCCCCCACCCCCCTGTGTTGCGCGGCTTGTATATAGAACAGACTGAAAGTCAAGTTTTGCACATACACAACCCCCAATAAAAAGTTTTGAAAAAAGGGACCCAATTTGGTATACAAAGTCAATGGCAATCAATATTGAAGGGCTAACCCCCTTTGAGCAAGAAGAAGCTTTAAAGAAACTCTTACTCAGAAAAAAAATTTTAGAATTACAAACTCAACAGAAAGATGACTTTTTGTTATTTGTTCGAACTGTTTGGCCTGAGTTTATTGCGGGTAATCACCATAAAATAATTGCAAAAAAATTTGAGGACATTGCAACAAAGAAAAATAAAAGATTGATTGTTAATATGCCTCCTAGACACACAAAATCTGAATTTGCATCTTTTTTATTTCCTGCATGGATGATGGGCCGTGAACCACGGTTAAAGATTATTCAAACATCACACACGGCAGAATTAGCACAACGCTTTGGTCGTAAAGTCAGAAACTTAATCGATACACAAGATTATCAAAATATTTTTCCAGGCATGGAATTATCGGCGGACTCCAAAGCAGCAGGTCGTTGGGAAACTAATCAAGGGGGAGAATACTTTTCTGCCGGTGTTGGCGGAGCTATTACAGGTCGTGGTGCTGATCTATTAATTATCGACGACCCACACTCCGAACAAGATGCTCTGAGTGCAACAGCATTAGAGAATGCCTGGGAGTGGTATTCTTCTGGTCCTCGTCAGCGTTTGCAGCCTGGTGGTTCTATTGTGATTGTTATGACTCGTTGGAATACAAAAGATATCACAGGGGAATTAATTAAGTCTCAAGGACAACCGAAAGCCGATCAGTGGGAGGTTGTAGAATTTCCGGCGATCCTGCCGTCAGAAAAACCTGTCTGGCCTGAATATTGGAAATTAGATGAATTAGAATCTGTTAAGGCTTCTATCTCTATTGCTAAATGGAATGCTCAGTGGCAACAGAATCCAACTGCCGAAGAAGGTGCAATCATCAAACGTGAATGGTGGCAGCCGTGGGAGAGTCCCAAGATGCCTGGTCTTACACACGTGATACAATCGTATGATACTGCTTTCAGTAAAAAAGAAACTGCGGACTATTCTGCTATTACGACGTGGGGTATCTTTATGCCAGATGAAAAAACACCGAATATAATTTTATTAGATATGAAAAAAGGTCGTTGGGATTTTCCTGAGATGAAAGAGATTGCGTATGAGAGTTACAAGTATTGGGAACCGGAGTCCGTGGTCATTGAAGCAAAAGCAAGTGGTACACCCTTAACGCAAGAACTGCGGATGCGAGGTATCCCTGTTATCAACTTTACACCTTCAAAAGGCAATGATAAGTTGAGCAGAGTTAACGCTGTAGCACCACTGTTTCAATCAGGCGTTGTTTGGTACCCAGAAGGTGAATCGTGGGCCGAGGAACTGATCGAAGAGTGCGCTGCCTTTCCTTACGGAGAGTATGATGATTTAGTGGATTCCACAACTCAGGCGTTGATGCGATTTAGACAAGGTCACTGGATCGAGCTTCAAGATGATTTTGAAGATGAGCCAGTACCACGACACAAAAGGGAATATTATTAATGTCGATTTTTGACAGGTTTAGAGATATAGCCAGCTTCTTAAACACGAGGCCCGAAGAACGGACCACGGAACAAGAGCAGGTGGGAGAAGACATCGAGGGTGCAGCCAAGACAGCTCAAGATATAGCGGAGTCCCGATTGGAAGGAACCACTGATGAAGAGGCAAGAGGATTAGCCGACCTGGTTCGTGATTTTTTTAGCTCGGACGAAAAAGGCATCAAAGCATTTCGTGAAAAAAATAAAGATCAGATAGCCAAAGATAAAAAATTAGTTGGCAATATTTTAAAAAAAACACCTGCGGGTATCGTAAAAGATTTTGTGATTAAGCAAGCAGTCAATCGATATGGTCCACAAATCGCTGACCTTGCTTCAGGATTTATTGCACAATTTACAGAACCAGAGGCTCCCAAAGGCGGTGGTCAGTTTGATTTCATGGGGACACTTTACACAGACAAAGATTATTTTGATGCAGGAAGAGTAGAACAATCTAGTGGTGGACTTTATAGCATTGACCAAGGACGAAGTAGTGTCAGCAACATCAAAGCTTTTGTCAATCTCTTACCTGAAGACTATGCTAAGACACCAACACAAGTTTATAACGATTTTAGACAAATTAAAAAAAATTATCCAAACACACCTTTTTCAGATTTTTATGATCCTTCTGCTTTAAAAACTTCTGGATTGGAATATCAATTGTTGATAGCAAACAGAGAAAGACCTGACACTCCTATTACTAAAGCGGACCTCTTATCCTTAACAGAAGCAGGCGGAGCTCTAGACTCTAACGTTATTAAAACAAGATACAATCGTGGATCAGATAGAGGAGTATCTGAGATATCACAGGTTCAGAAAAAAGTTACTGAAGCATTAGAACAATTAGGTGGTTATTCAAACAGTCGTTATGTGGGTAAATATTTTCCTGAGCTACAAAAATATCTTTTAGATGTTAGTGATGCGTTGCGCGTAGAGAGAGACAGACTCCGTGCTGGTGATCGTGAAGATTTTACACCGCAAGAGATTGAACAATACGGTGCAGCTCTATCCGCAGAATTTGGAAATAGATTAGATCAAGTTGTAAATCAGTTAAAAGAAGAACGTCCCTTAGGAGCAGACCCAGAAAATTATCTTAATGTTATTAACGAAATAGCTTCAAATATGAATGCTAATATTAAAGATGCTTTAGTTCCACCTAGTCAAGGTATTCTACCAACAGGAGAAAGAACACCCACTTATGAAAACATGTCGGTAATAGGAACAAAGAACTACGATGTGCAAGCAGTCACTATTGCACCAAGAGAATCTCTTGGAGAAAACTTAGCTTCTGGGACTCATTATTCAGGTGATTTGAAAGGCGCAAATAGAACAGACGCTTTTCATTATCGTACAGGAATGATTGAAGGTGACAACGGTCCTGTTAACTATTTGATTGAAGTGCAATCTGATCACGAAGAGCGAATGAGAAAATCAAATACCTCTTACGATCCGAGTTTAGGAATAAAGTTGTATGAGCTGGTGGATAAAAATATTGCCTATGCCGAGAACAAATTACCTGCTTTAGAAAATTTTTATAAAATTAACGAGGGAGAAAAAGAAACCTTAGATAAAATAATGGAAATGACACGTTATGATGCTGATATGGGAAGAGGAAGAGTTTATGCTCTTCAGAATAAAGAGAACCCTTCCGATGTTCTTGTTAGAACTCCTGATGGAAATTTTGCAAACGAAAACGGAGAAGTAACTGCTGAAGAGGACATATCTTTTAATGACTATAAAGTATTTAAAAATGATAGAGATATGGAATTTATTCCTGCGGGCAGTCCTGTAATGAAAACTTTGATCAAAGCTTACATCGGTGGACCAGCAGTAATGACTGATAATATTCCAGCAGCTAACGTTGAAAGTTATTTAGAAAGAAATACTAGAGCAGATGAAATATTAAAGTTTTTAAAAAAACAAAATGAGTTTAGAGAAGATTTATTTAAACAAGATAGAATTCAAAGAGAGAACTCAGAAAACGCTCTTAGTAAAACTGTTCCTTATTCTACATCTCCTCAAGCATACGCTGAAAAAGCTATTTATGAATTTATTCAAGATTCTATCAAACAAGGTGTTGATCAAGTAGCCTGGGTTCCAGGAGAGGTTAGTATACAAATTCAGTTTGACAGAAACAACCCTAGATCAGGTTATGTCGATCACGATACTGCGTTATCTACTCACCACAATGAAAAACAATCGCAAGGTATGTTTGATTTCTATGGTAGTTCAAAACAACCGACAGACAACCACATGTATAGAGCTGCAGAAAAAGTAGTTGATAAAATAGATAAGATTGGAACTAGACTTTATGGAGATAGTTTTGTTGCTCCAAAAGTTTATGAACAAGGAGCTAAAAATGAAGAAGGTAGGTTTATTTCACCTGTGGATGTAAGTTATTGGAGTGGTCAATCTAATATTGATGGTAAAGCAAATCCAGGTGTTGAAGAAGGTTGGGGTTTTATTGACTTAAAACCAATGCTTGAATCTATTAGAGAAGAAGATAAACAAGAAGTTGTTCAAGAAATATTAGGCAATTATGTTGAACGTAAAAGAGGTGGACAAATAGAAAGTCCTAGTTTACTTTCGTTAAATGAGGTCATAAATGGTAGATAATATAGATAAAGCAATTAACCCTGCTGAAATTATTCAAATAGAAAAAGTAGGACAAGAAATTACGTTAGATGGCGAACAGCCAGAAGGAAAGTTTTTAGAGGAAGATGATGGTTCTGTCGTCATCAATCCTGAAGAAGAACAACAAGACGGAGTTCCTTTTGGAGCTAACTTAGCAGAGTTTTTAGAAGACGAAGATTTAGATGAATTATCTAACGAACTACAAAGCGGTTATACCTCTGATAAAAGTTCAAGAGAAGAATGGGAACAAGGTTATACAAAAGGTTTAGATCTTTTAGGATTTAAATATGAAGAAAGAACAAGACCCTTTGATGGTGCCAGTGGTGTTTATCATCCCTTACTTTCAGAATCCGTTGTTCAGTTTCAAGCACAATCATATAAAGAATTGTTACCAGCAGGTGGCCCTGTTCGTACGCAAATAATTGGAGCATCAACTCCAGAAGTTGAGTCACAATCAGAACGTGTAAAAGAGTTTATGAACTATTACATCACTGATGTAATGGAAGAGTATGATCCTGAGATGGATCAATTGTTATTTCACTTACCCCTAGCTGGAAGTGCGTTTAAGAAAATTTATTATGATGGTGGTATGGGAAGAGCTGTGTCTAAATTTATTGCAGCAGAAGATTTAGTCGTTCCTTATATGACCTCAGACCTGGTATCTGCAGAGCGTGTAACTCACATCGTAAAGATGACAGAAAACGAAATCAAAAAACAACAAGTGTCAGGTTTCTACCGTGATGTAAAAATTAATCCATATGACGTGGATGATGATATTCAAGAAAAATATGATCAACTAGAAGGTACAAAAAGAGAAGATACGTATCAAGATTACACTTTGTTAGAGATGCATGTGCTGTTAGACTTAAAAGGTTTTGAAGAAGAGTCAGGAATTAAAGTACCTTATATTGTCACTATTGATGAGGGTTCAGGTAAAGTTTTATCA